CCTGCACTCCGATCGTGGAACGCAATTCACCAGCGCGGACTATCAGCAGTTTCTCAAGGACCAGCACCTCACCAGCAGCATGAGTGCGGTGGGCCACTGCGGTGACAACGCGGCGATGGAGGGGCTTCTTCGGACTGCTCAAGCGCGAGCGCGTGCATCGCCGCCGATACCTCTCGCTGGCCCATGCACGGGCCGACGTGTTCGACTACATCGAGTGCTTCCACAACCCACGCATGCAGCGCAGACTCGACGCCAAAGATCAGACCTTCAGGCGCTTAACCCAACCGTCCGTGGAAACGGGGTAGAACCCGGTTCAAGCTCCGCATTGCGTGGGGCACGGTCTGCCTCAAGATACCCAGCCTTCGCGCTATGGCGTATTGGGTAACCGCCTCCGCCTAGGCCATCATTTATGGCCTAGGGTGTCTACGGGAGCCAAGGCGGTTCGCGGCGGCCTTACATCTATTCCGTTTGGGATCGGTAAAACGCAAGAGCCTCTTTCAAGAGTCCCCCGAGATCGTCGCCGTCTTTCCTGAACCCCCCAGCGCTTCTACCGCCTTCGATGAAGACGGTGAATCGCGACTTCTCCCTGCCACCGTCAATCTTGATGAGAGAAACGGCGCCGTCTTCTCCGGTTTCTTCCAACTCAGCCAACAGCTGCGCCAGTGACTTCCACTTTTCAATGCTGGTCATACGGTCTCCTCTGCGCCTGAATTTGCACCCCGGTTTCACTGTGCCTTTTCGCCCTCACGCAGCTTCTGGGCAATGTCTTCTACCGCTCTGATCTCCCCATTTCCCGCAGCCTCCGTCTTCTTGCGTATGGTCTCTTTATCTGTCTTGTCTCCAAGGACTTTCTCCGCAACAACTTGCGCTGTTCTCCTGTTCCATTGCCGAAGAGGTGGCCTCCAGCAATGTCCCGAATCGCAGTTGCTGCCTTGTCGAAAATATCGTCGCGATAGGACATGTTTGCAATCACCGTCTCTGCCGATCCCACGAGCTCCTTTCCGTCGCTAAACGCGCGATTGATTTCCCTCGTCTCGTCGGCCGATATCGATACGGTATGCGCCACCACCCCGTTCGCGACTCCAATTGATGCCCCTCCAATGGCGTCTCCCATAAGGAGATCCGCCCCGCCGTAGCAGGGCCCGCCCTTGGCGCGCCGCGTCTCGATGTAGTTGATGAAGTCCTGGCGAGTCAGGCTATCCGCACGGCGATCGCGCAAGCTGGCCATCTTGAGCCGCGCTAGGTCCGCCTTCTTGGTCCTCCCCCACTCCTTCCCTTGGCGCTCGCGCAGCTCATACCAGCCGACCAGTTCCCCCCAGGTCACATGCGCTTGCCCAGCGGCTCGCCCCGTGCGCGCTGGAGCTGCAGACTGGCCTCGGGTCGAGTGATCCACTCCTTGGCCAACGCCTTGGTGCTAAAGGTTCCCGTCTCGCTATGGATCAGTTGGCCTTCGCGCTTGAGCCTGATTTGACCGGTGTATCCTGTAGACCCGTCATTTCTACGTCGACTGGGTGATCGTTCCCATCGGTGCTACGAGTTCCTTTGCGTAGCACCAGATGTAGCACTCCCGGGGCGAAACGCCCGAAAAACGCGCCAGAACCCCGACAATGCCACTGCCCGGAAATTCACCAATTCCCCTGGAAAACGGCAGCGCAGCGCAGTACGCCGCCTCCCTGCGCCTATCCGTCGCCCCGATGATGGACTGGAGCGACACGTAGGACGGACAAGGCTTTCCGGGCCGTTGGTACGCGAGGGGCACAGCTCCGCCACTGCGACACGAAGAAGAAGGGCCGCCCGAGGACGGCCCGTTTTGTGGATTCAAGAGGCCTGCGCGCGTCGTTGGCTATCCCACCAGATGGCCACGTCGCGGGTGTCGTACACATCGCCCACGCGCGGCGGTAGCAGTCCGGCCGTGTGCTTGTTGGCCATCGTCTTTGGCTTCGCTGACGGGAAGAACGCCTCGCGCAATTGGTCGGTGGTCATCGTCGCGCCGAACTGGCCGAACAGCATCCAGAACGTGGACACCTCGGATGCGGCGCCGCTGGTAAAGCTCCTGCTCAACGGGCACCTCGCTGCCGCAGCGTGAGCCCCATTTGCACCACGTTAGTGGCGGCAGCGCGAGGATGGCGAGGCGCGCGGATGCCATTGCGTCGCCGCCACTCGGCTATGGCTGAGTCGAACGTCGCATGCTTCTGTGTGCGCCCACACGCGCATTCCACAAAGTGGCCGCCGCCCGCTTCGGGCCGGCGTGCGTCGAGCATGTGGCGCGATTGGTGGGCGCTCCTACAAGGCGGCAAGGGGGGATCGTGGTCGATCTGTCGTTGAGTCATGCGCCTGCGCCCTGGATATCGAACTCAGCCATTGCCGGCGCCCTCCCGGCGTAGGATCAGCTCGGCGTCGCGCAGGTGCTGCAGCGTATCCGAATCAATTCGGTCAAGCGCCTGGGCAATGGTGTAGTCCATGTCGGCCAGCCAGTCGGCGCGGTTCAGCACCAGCGCCGCCGTCAGGGCTTCACCGGTCGAGAGGGGACCGGGATTCCCCATGCGCGCGGCGGAGCGGGCGACTTCAACGATGCGCTGCAGGTTCATCGGCGCACTTCCCGCACTTCGCGGAGCTTGCCCACGGCAGCGAGAAACGCCGGCTGTCCGAGGACTTCGCGAAGCTCCCGGGCTTGGCCAAGCAGCATGCCCAGCGTGACGCCGGGGGTCGGCATGCCGTTGAGGGCGAGATCCAGCTCGGCGACCTGGTGGTCGGTGTGCGACGCTAAGTCCCAGTAGCCGTCTTTGAGGCAGGTGAAAGTCGATCCGTCCGTGACCAATGTCGGCTTGAGGCCGAAGCGGCGAGCGCTGCGGATCACCTCGCGCACCAGGGACACGCCGACTGCATCAATGGCTTCCTGCGGGAACGGACGATCCCCCTGCACGGCGACCGACGATTCCGCTCCGTCGCACTGGATCGTGCAGCGGATCTCGTAGCCGTCGTCGTCCGTGCTGCCGTGGCGGATCAGCGCCATCACACCGTCCACGATCAACACCTTTGCCCAGCGCCGAGGCGCCTCGTGTGCGGTCGGCTTAGCCATGGGACACCTCCCGGCGCACGGCCATGCGGTTGCGACGACGCAGGCGCTGAGGTACCTGCCCAACTGCCAAGCCGGTGCGCGTCGTGCGCGGTCGGCGCGTTGACCACAGGCGATAGGCGAGGGCACCACCAGCGGCAGGAGCGATGAGAATCGCGAGCAGTTCAACCATGGGCCACCTCCTTCGCCGCCATGGCGATCGCTTGAGCTGAGGCCGCACTGCGCTTGCGCGGCAGCATGTTGGCCAGGGCGAAGGGGAAGCTCATACCCTCCATGAAGTCGGACAATTCCGGACTGATGCGCTCTTCCTCATCGGTCCAGAGCCGGGGGCCTTCGACCAGCCGCCATCCCTGGCCGCTGCCGCGCCGGCGCTCCCAGCGCTGGCTTGCGCCGCGGTGCTGGCCCATGTTGAGCACCGCGGCAACGATCACGGCGTCGTGGGTGACGTGCATCGTGATGGTGGCCGAGCACTCGCTCATGGCGCGCTCGTAGCCCGCCACGGCGGGCGTGTTAGCCTCCGCGCCGGGACCGGTGCCCGGAATCTGCGGACCTGTAGGGGTGGCTGCTTGCAGTTGCTGTTGCATGTGACTCTCCAGTCGCGTGGATGAAAGGCCTTGGGGCGGTGCGTCAACACCGCCCGCCGGGCCCGCTTGAAAGAAATCGGGCGCGCTCACTTGGCGAACACCCAGCATTTGACGGTCTGGCCACTGCTGCCGTAGCCGTCGGTGAGGACCGCGCTGTTGACGGCGGTGTTGGCCGAAATCAGCTTGTGGCGGCGGGAATCCACCAGCAGGGACCGGAGGATCTTCAGGTCGGGGACGTTCTGACCGTAGTTCGCCGCGCGTGCCGCGAAGTGGTTGAGGTTGATGGCGATGCGCTGCGGATCGCGGCTGTGGTTGACCACGGGCTTGCCAGCGCCGGTCGCCTCCATGTACTCGAAGGCTTCCCAGAATTCATTGACCAGGACGTGATCAGCGCTGATGGCTTTCTGCCGCTCCATGGCCGCATCCAGCAACGCAAGGCGGGTCTTCTCGACCATGTCATCGGGAATCGTGATGACAAGGCGCAGGCAGTCGAACAGCGCCAGCATCTGCGCGTGGTTCTTGATGACACGCTCCAAGCGCAGATCGGGCTGCGCCCGCAGCTTGGCCTCGAACAGCTTCACCCGCTCGGCGAAGGTGTCGAGGATGGCGCGCTCCTGGCGGACCGCCCGCACCAGGAAATGGCTGACCTCTTCCACCTGCATGGCGTTCAGATTGTCGGCCGCAATGCGGCTCTCAGCAGTGACCTGCGGGCGCTTGAAGTGCAGCTTGACGATACGTGTCAGGATCGCCTCGGAGGCGTCCACGGCCGCGTTCTGGCTGATGACGATGGTTCCGCGGAAGGGCGGCTCATAGGTCTCGTTGCCGCCGTTGCGCACGCCGCGCGTGGCCAGCGTGCCCCCGCCGAAGAAGTCCTTCAGCTCGTCCCACTCGAACGTCTTGGCGTGCGCCTTGTCCGGCTCGCTGCGATCAGCTTCCAGCAACACGACCGGCATGCCGGACACCTGGCCCATGGCGCGGGCGCGGCCGGCCTTGGAGGACTTGGCGGGGTCGAAACCTTCATAGTCCGAGCGGCCCAGCAACTTCCACAGGAAGGTGAGCAATGTGGTCTTGCCGGCGCCGGCCTCGCCGGTCGCCTCCAGGAACGGAAAGCTCTTGTGGGCGGTGCGGATCTGCTCGGCGAACAGCGACCCGAACCAGAACGTCATGGCGACCATGCCGTGCGTGCCGAAGCACTGCCACAGCCACGGGAGCCAGTCGGTGCGGAAGGCCTCGGCATCGCGCTGAATATCCAGGCGGATGGACTTCTGCGTGGTCTTCAGGCGCAGCTTGTCGAACTCGAAGTAGTCCTCCTCGTTGGCCGTGACCAGCTCGCCATCGCGCACGGCGATATCGCCAAGCAGATAGGCCCGGTGTTCCTTGCTGTAGCCAACGAAATCGATCGCATCGACGGTCTTGATCGCTTCGGTCTGCTCCTCGATCAAGCGATCGAGCTGGTGGCCGGTGCCGGTGAACATGGCGCCGGCTGCCAGGGAGATCAGGCGCTTCTTGAACTCCGAGGCGCTGGACACGTGGCCGCCGGTAAAGGTGCCCTTTACGCTGGGGCCGTCGTGCGGGAAATCGACGCGGAAGTAGTACCAGCTCTCGTCGGTGGTTTCCTGGCGTTGGAAATACAGCGCCTCGGGGTAGCAGTTGGCGATCTTCTGCACCGAACAGGCGGCGCGCTTGACCTTCCTCAGCTCCTCAGCTTCCAGCTCGTCGTCGGCATCGACCTCCATGTCACCCAGCTTCTCCTTGCGCAGCTTCTCGAAGCGCTGCACGTCGAAGTCGAACCAGTACAGGCGCGAGCGATACTCCAGCCAAAAGTCGTTGCGGCCGTCGTGCTCGAACATGAGTAGGCCTTTGTCCACGGCTGACCGGGCGGTAAGCAGGTCGCCCTGGTACCTGGCTTCGGCCAGGTCGGTGTCCCACTGTTTCGGGTCATCGGACGCCAGGGCGCGCAGGTGCAGGTCATTCCAGTCGGTCTTCTTTCCGTCGCGCTGCACGATCTGCGCCGCGCGTGACTTGAAGCCGATCGCCGCGGCGCGCTTCATGTGCCGGTGAGTGAATTCCCGCGCCTTGGGCTCGTTGTCCATGGCCCAGACCAACGTCGGCAGGTCGGCCGCCCGAGCGCTTGCCAGCTGGCGCAGGGACTGCTCGGGGAACTGGTTGGACGACATGGCCGATACGGCACAGGTGCCGTGCAGCAGCAGAGCGATGGAATCGAAGATGCCCTCCACGATCCACACTTCGCGCGCCGTCTGCATGGCCTCTATGGCTGCTGGTGCGGCCCACCACACGCCGGCGAAGCTCTGGCCCGGCGCAAAGCGGGCCTTCTGCTTGCCAAACCGGTGGGGGCGATCGATCAGGCGTTCCCACCAGCCGCCTTTGGCGAGCGCAAACCGCACCGTGGCGGTGCCGGCGTTGATCTTGCGATCGAAGTAGTTCTCCTGGGTGTACAGGCCCTTGAGCGGCCCCAGGTCGAAGCCGCGCGAGAACTGCAGGTAGGCGTCGGCAGCGGCGTTCGGCGCGGCCGGCGTCGGCTGATAGCGCTTGGACCAGTCATCGAACAGATCGTCGTACAGGTCCTTGACGTGCAGCTCGCGGCCGCACTTGGCCTGGCGGCCGCACTTCACCACCCAGGGCTTGGCGTGGTTGGTGTAGAGCTCCTTCTTGCCGCAGGACGGGCACTTGCCGCCGCGCATGTATTCGGTGCCGCTGCGGTGCTTGAGCCCGAAGTCGCGTTCGAGCCGTGTCAGCACCTGTTGCCGCAGATCCTCTTGCATGGTGCGTCCTTACTCGCCGAGCTGGCGCCGGGGCGCAGAAATGGTCCGGGTGCCTTCGAGCACGAAGTAGGCGCCGCCGGCGCGGCGGTGCGCCTCTATGGCGTCCGCCAAGGCTTCTGCCTCCTGGCGCTTGGCCCGCGGCGACACGCGCTGGGCAGGCTGCACGGCGGCGCCCACATAGCGGGGTTCCTGGGCGGTGAACCAGCCGTTGCCGTGGCTCATCCTGCGACCTCCATGCCGACGGTCCCCAAATGCACCAGCACCAGTGCCGCGTCGGTCAGCGTAACGAGGTGCTCATCGAACGTGTTCGCAGTGGCCAAGCCCTCACGCATGAGGACGGCAACGACAAGGGCGCTGAACCGCTTGGGCGCTGCAGTCGCATCAGTGCGGCCGACGTAGCCTTCTTCGGTCTTGATGAGTCCGTTGTGGCGTAGGGCAGTCGTCAGGCAAAGCTTCGCCGTGGGCGGCAGTGCCGCCCAGTTCAAGGTCTTCTGCATTTGTGGATGACTCAGTTGGTGGGTAGCGCCGGCTCCCCGCCGGCAGATAGAAGGTCAAGTTGCCGATCGTCCTGGGACGCGCGGTACACCTGAAGGAACTTGTTGCGCTGCGCGGCTGCGGTAAGCGGCAGCTCGCTGTGGGCCGTGGGCAGCCCGCTAGGGCTCGCCAAAGCCGTCAGCTCACTGTGGCCTGTGTACGTTGCGCCGCAGATTGGATTAGGGCAGACCCATGCGTCTTGCCGCAGAAACTGGTGCGCCAGGTAGCTGGTGCGCTTTACGAGCCGCTCGTGGCAAGACTCACACCGAAATACAGCCTTCAGCGCCATGTGTCGCTCCGCCTCACAGATTACGGGGGGCTTTGTGAGCGGGGGCCGCGATCGCTGCCTTGAGCCCGAGCGCAACGGCCGCGCGATGCGCTTCGCCCCTTCGGCCTTTATGGCTGCCGTCCAGGACGTGGTAGACCGTGGTCGGATTGAGCCCATGCTGGCGGGCGAAATCGGCGATGGACACGCCCTGGTCCTCCAGTTCCTGGCGAACCTGTTCTGGGGTTTTCAGCTGAGGTTTAGCCATAAGCGGCGAAAAAGAGTAAAAATTGTGGAGACACGTACACGATAGTACGAAATAACGTACCCGTCAACATGGAGATAACAAAAATGTCGCTTATGGATGATCCGCAACAGGGAGTTGGTGCGCGACTTAGGGCTGAGCGCGAACGCGTAGGCCTGACGCAGGACGAGATGGGCAATCGGGCAGGAAAGAACAAGCAGACACAGTTGCGGTACGAGAATGGCCTGAACTCGCCAACGGCGGCCTATCTCCACGACGTCGCGGCGCTGGGCGTGGACATTGGCTACGTGGTAACCGGCTTCCCTACAGAGTTGCATGATGATGAGGCGCTCGTCCTGGCGCGATTCCGCGCGGCGTCTGCGGAGCTGCGACGCGCAGCTCTGTCGGTGTTGGGAGTACACCCTGGACCGCAGGCGGCCGGTGGCAACTCAATCACCGTGGGGGGATCTAACAGTGGCCAGATCAACGGTGGCCAGGTCAACCAATCGTCGGTGACCTTTCATGCTGGCGCAGCAACAGCTGCGGCGGGCAAGAAAAAAAAATGAGCCCTCGGGGAGCTTGCCGCTAAGCAACTTGTTCGGTCGCCACCCGCTCTTCAACAACAGCAATGTAGTCGCCGAGACAATCAACATCGGCGGCAATAGAGTTCCGGTCAACCTGCTGGATGACGAAGAGCTGACGGCCCAAGCGGGGAAGTCGAACAAGGCATCAAACGAGCGCGCGGCGCGTCTGGCGTTCGGTGTGATGGTGTTCGTGCTCGAGGCCCAGGTCACGGCGAAAGCGAGCTACGGCATTGCCGGTCAAGATGCGTCAACGTCAGACGTGCTGGCCTTGTTCGTGGTGATCTTCGGCATGCTGGCAGCAGTCACGTTCGCACAGATGAGCAGCTGGCTGCGTCGCAATTTTGCCGTTATGCGACGCCATCACCATGACAACGCAGTTGCGATAGCCGAGCTGGATCTGCGGCGCCCGCCATTGAGTGAAGTCCGCGCCCCCGGCCTATGGGCCGAATTCAAGCGACGATACAAGGAGTTCTTCTATGAGTAGGGCGGGGCGTCCATGCCCCGCCGGTGATCATGGAGAGGGGGTAGAACGCACCAGGTTAGCCAGAGCCTCATTCAAGTCCCGCGCGGCGTAACCGGACACAGCCGCTACGTGGTCGAGTGAAATCGCCGTGCCCATGCCTTCGCTCAGCATCGAGAGCATGTCCAAGACCTCCCATACTTGATGCAGCCGGCTGTAGTCATCCTCCATCAGCGTATAGCGAATGCCGGACCCTGCCTTCCTGGAGTTGTGCGGAAGGTCGCCAGCGACGGGGCTCAAGCTTCACCACCTTCCGCCTCGGCATTGACGGCGGCGATCGCAGCCGCCACGTCGGCGAGGGTAAGAGAGGAGGCGGGCTTGCCCATGGCGCTGAGCTTCACGGACAGCGCCATCCAGGCGTCGCGCTCCCACTCCAAGGTGTCGGCCACCTGGCCAAAGTAATAGGCGATATCGCGCGCCTGCGCGGCGCTTGAGGAATCGATTGGTTTCATGCCGTAGTTCTCGGGATCGAGTGATAGAACCGCCCACCTCGCTGTCAAACGAGGTGGACGACCGGACGAGGTTGACAGACCGGCTACGGCACCGGCAGGCCTCGCGGCCTCCCCGCCCGGCCGCCCATAGAAAGGGGCGATGCAAGGGCACGAAAAAAGCCGCAGAGCATGCTCAATGCGGCTTTCGCCGCCGTAACTCGGGCTGTCAAACCCGGTCGCCGATTGGGCGGCGACGGGCGAAACATACCTCCGGCCTCCGGGGGTTGTCTAGCTATTTTTCCCCGAACTGGCGAAAGAATGTTCAGCGTTCAGATTGCGGAAGAAGCCCCCGGCGCGCCACCACATGGGCCGCACGGGGCCGGCAGGGTTCGCGACCACACGCGGGCCGCTATCGGCAATGATGCCCGAGGCGCCAGGGGGATATACAGGCCATCAATCGATGGCTGTTTCCAGCTCCAACGCCGTAACGAAGCCGTTCGATCCCATGACGGTGTGGCTCGCCTTGGCCACCAGCCATCGTTGGCTGTCGATCTCGGGCTTGAAGCCTCGCACCTGCACGATGGTCTCCGGCGTCAGGTCGGCGCGGCCCAGCGCCAGCGTGAAGTCGAACTTGGCCTCGCCACGCCGTACGCGCTTGAATTCAGCGGCGGCGTGTTCGCGCGCGGACTTCTCGCTGTCGTAGGTTTCGCGCAGCGCCTTGGCATTGTCATCCTTGCCAACCAGCACGGACTTGCGCCGCGCGCCCTTCTTGTCGTTCCAGTAGGCGCGCACGCCGCTATAGGTGTCGCGATCGGCCACGCTGTAGCGATGCTGGTCACCGTCGCGGCGGATGAGGAGGAAGGTGGACAGCTCCTTGCCGCTCGCGGTCTTGCCAGTGCCGATGGGCCCGAAGATCAGCGTGCCGTTCTTGACGGTGGCAGTGGCGTCGAATCGCTTGCCCAGGCGCGTGAGCAAATTCGCGTCGCTCTCGTTGGCCTGGTCCAGATGTGGCAACGCAACGCCGGCGAGCTTGTCGGCCACGCGCGCGGTCAGCCCGTGTTCGCCGGCGATCGCGCGCACCACCTCACCCAGCGTGGTGGCGTGCCAGCTGCGCTCGCGGCGATTGCGCAGACTTTGCGTGAGGTTGGCGCTTCGGGCCCGAATACAGATCACATCGGGCGAGCCGCTGTATTCGACCTCGTCCACCTCGAAGGTGCCCTTGTCGACCAGGCCGCTGTCCTTCCAGCCGATGGCCACGGCCAAGGTGACGCCCCGGCGCGGCAGCGCCATCTTGCCGTCGTGGTCGTGCAGGCGAAGATCCAACTGGTCAGCCTCACCGCTGCGATCTTCGGTCAAGGTCAGATCGATCAGCCGCGGCGCGATGCGGTCAGTCAGATCCTGGCCGTCCAGCACCACGCGCCATGCCGGTACGGCCGTCATGCCGTGGCTCCCGGCTGCGGCGCGCTGTCCTCGCGTCGCAGGGAGATCGAGAACTCGATGCGGCGTGGCGTGCCGTCGGCGAAGAAGATGGAGTTGGTCTCGCGAAGGTTGGTCAGCACGTAGTTGCCATAGACCACGCCGGTGCCATCGACCAATGGCAGTGCCTGGCCATCAAGCGCCAGCTCGCGCAGCGTATCGAGCGAATCGCGCGTGCCGGTCAGCTCCGGCGCCAGTAGGCCGGACAGCTCGATGGTGTCCTCGCCTTCGCCCAGGTACTGCAGCGCTGCGCGCGCGCCCACGCGCTCGCTGGCGGCGAAGCGCCAGGTCTGCTGCCGCTGCAGCTCCTGGTAGGCCAGGGTGGGCAGGGAGAACACGAAGGTGCCGTAGCTCATCATCATTGCGAGGTGCCTCAGTGGTCGTTGTCGCGCAGACCCGAACGCTGCCGCGCAGCTTTCTCGCGCGAGAGGGCATCCAGTTCGCGCCGCATCATTGCGATGAGCGCCTTCTCATCCATGCCGGGCGCGGCGTGCAGGTGGATCTCAATGTGGTCACCGGCTGCGGGTGCGGCCGCAGCGCGAGTCGGTGCGGTCAGCGGTGGACGCGTGTCTACGGCCATCGCCGGCCCCGTAGAAGCCATCAGCGCCGCACCTGCCCCTGCGGCGGCCATGCGAGCGCCGATGGCCGCCACGGCAGCCACAGGCGCGCCCTGGGCGCGCTGCACGCCTTGGGTGAGGCCTTCGATCGTGTAGCCGCCGAGTTGGGCGAATACGCGCGAGGGGCTATGAATGCCGAGCAGTGACTTGAACTGGCCGATCACGGTGCTGCCGACACCCGCGATGGCCGCGCCGGCGGCGCCGATGCGCGAGCGGATGCCGTTGACCAGGCCATCGATCATCGCCACGCCGGCCTGCAGCAGGCGCGCTGGCCAGCCGCCGAGGATCCCATTGATGCCGTTCCACAGTTGGCCCAGGCCTTCGCGGATCCGGTCACCATTGAGGGTGAACACGCCCACGATCAGCGACCAGATGCCTTGCACGTACTGCCACACGCCGCCGAGCGCGGCCTTGATCGTGGGCAGCACGGTGACAAAAGCATTGATGAGCCAGCCGATGGCCTTTACCGCCAGCTGCAGCTGCACCACCAACACAGAGCCGAGGATCTGACCGAAGCCCCTACCGGCGTCGGTGGCGCCCTGCAGCTGCTCGCTCGTGGCCTGGAACGGCGCGAACAGCTGCTTCACCCACTCCCAGGCCCTCCCCATCGCCCCGGAGATCGTGTCCCACAGCGGCGCCAGCGGCGCCAGCGCCGTGCGCAGCTCGGCCAGGACCGGGCCGAAGGCGTCCTGCAGGCCCTGCCAGACGCCCGCCATGAACGCCTTGATCGGCCCCCAGTACTTCCAGACCAGGGCGGCGACCACGGCCACGGCCGCGCCGATGGCGAGCACCGGCAGGCTAATACCGCCCAGCAGCGGCAGCAGCAGACGGCCCACGTTGAGCAGCATCGGGAACGCGCGCCCGGCTAGGCTCATCACCTGGCCGAACAGGCCGCCGAGCCCTTGGCCGCCGCTCAGCAGCAGCACGGCGTTGTGGATCTGCGAGATCGCCATGGCCGCAGTGCCGCCGGCGATGAGCAGGCCGCCCAGAACCGTGACTAGCGCTGTGCCGCCGACCACCAGTTTGGCGAGCGTGGCCACCAGCTCGGGGTTGGCGCGGATCCACTCGGTCATCTGCACCACCACGCCAGCTACGCGCCGCGCCAGGGCGTTGAAGTCCGGCAGCAGGGTGGCGCCGATCGACTGCGACAGCACCACGGCCGTGTTCTTGGCCAGCTGCAGCGCATTGGCGGAGGTGGCCACGCGCGAGGCGTACTCGGCCGCCATCGATCCGCCGTAGATCTGGGCGTCGCTGACTTTGCGGAAGTTGGTTTCCAGCAGCTCCAGGTTCGTCAGCAGCGGTGCGATCGCACCGATCGATTCGCGCCCGAACAGCTGAGTCATCGTCGCCGCCTGAGAAGCCTTTGGCAGCTTGCGCAGGCTCTGCAGCACCTTGAGGATTGCGCCGTTGGCATCGCTCTGCATGAGCTTGGCCATCTTGCCGGCATCCAGGCCTAGATCCTCGAAGGCCTGGCGCTGCCGCTTGGTGGCCGCATCGCCCGAAGCCAGTGTCAGCAGCAGGTTCTTGATGCCGGTGGCGGAGACTTCCGACTCGATGCCCATGCCGGCGACGGTGGCACCGAGCGCGGCCAGCGGCCCGGACTGCAGGCCGGCGACCTCGCCCAAGGCGCCGATGCGGTTGACCACGTCGGTGATCTTGTTGACGTTGGCCGGGCCGGTGTTGCCCAGGTAGTTGATCTTGTCGGCCAGGCCGGTGACGCCGTCCTGGGTCATGCGGAAGGCAGTGCGCCAGGTGGCCATGGTCTGGCCCGATTCCTCGGCGGTGCTGTCGAAGGCCACGGCCATCTTCGCCGCGTCCTCGGCAAAGCGCACCAGCTCTTGGCGCGGGATGTTGGCTTGGCCGGCGGCGGCGACGATCTGCGCGATTTCCGTGGGCAGCAGCGGCAGGCGCATCGACAGGTTCTCGATGTCCGTGCCCATCTGCTTGAACTGCTGCGGGGTGTCGAAGTTGACCACCTTGCGCACATCGGCCATGGCCGACTCAAACTCCATGGCCTGGCCGACGGGCAACGCCTCGGCGCGCAGGGCGCGCTGGCCAACGAACAGGGCACCGGCGCCATGTGCGGCAGCGGACATGCCGGCGCTGTGCATCTTGCTGGCGCGGCGCTGGGCCGCATCGAGCTTGGCCAGCCGCGCCTGGCTTGCCTGCATCGCCGCGGTGGTGGCGGTGATCTCGGTGCGCAGGCGGCGCTCATGGGCCACCAGGTCGCGCGTGCTGACGCCGGTCGCTTCCAGGCGCGTGCGCACGCGCTGCAGCGCCGCTTCCTGCTGGCCGTGGGCCACCTTCAGCTCTCGCGCCACGCGCACCGCGCGATCGAAGTCGGCCGTCAGCTTCTGGGTGGGTGAGTCGGTAGTTTTGATCTGCTGCGCGAGGGTACGCACCGCCAGGCGCTGAGCGTCGAGCGCGGCGCGCGACTGACGCGCCAGGCCCACCTGTTCTCGATAGGCGCCCACGTCGCGCTGCTGGGCGTTGAGCTGGCGCAGGGCATCACGTTGCTGGCGCAGGGCGCCGGCCACGCCCTTGCTGCCGCTCATGATCTTCTTGAAGGGCCCAGTGACCCGATCGACGGCCGACAGGATGACCTGCAGGCGCAGATTGTCGGAGGCCGCCATCAGGCGGCCTCATGGGTCAGTCGCGGGTGCCGAACATCCGGCGTGCGCCGCGCGAGAACAGTCCGCCCAGGGCGATGGCTGCCAGCACGATGCTGGCGAGGATGGCGAGGGCAACCAATGTGGCGATGATGGCCATGGGCGGACTGTAGCATCACTCGGCTCCGCTACGGAGGCGGGCACGTTCGCGCCACGCCGCCAGTTCTTGGATTGACCAGTCGTCCATCGCGGACGGTGGCCAGTGGAAGATGACCGCGATATCGGCCATCGCATCTTCTACGCAGTCGGGGAGGCGATCGCCCGCTCCGACTTCGGCAGCAAAAAATTGACCAGCTCGCCTCCCAGCGCGAGCAGATCGGC